CCCCCCTTGACTTGGGCTTACCATGTGCCCAAGCAGTGTTGTCAGATCAATTGATGGTGATAGGGGGAACGCCATCAGGCACCCAACGCTACATACCACATCAAACTGTCATAGGGCCTTCTATGTTTCAAGGGGAGTACTATGATCCCGTGACAGCGCCGGCCGATTTAACAACGAGGGGAGGTGATTCGGCGTTGGCGAGGGCGACTGCAAAGAATGTGGGATTTGAGAAGCCCATTCCGGAGTGGATGCTAGTAGCAGCAGCCAATGATGTGGCCAATATGATAATGAGTATGCCATCCGAATATAAACAATCTGCTCGATTACTCACGATATCAGAAGCTATTAATGGTATCGAGGGGGATGAGTACATTCGACAGATAGATGTATCTACTTCGCCAGGTTATCCTTATGTGGATATGAAAGAGGGGAAGAACGGCAAGAAAGGCTTCTTGATGGGAGAGAAGAGAAGCGATGGTTCAACAGAGTATACTCCCAGTTTGTTTTTGCAGGAGCAATTAGAACTACGGGAGCGAGGATTATTAGAGGGATATGTGCCACCCACTTTCTTTATGGATACATTAAAAGATGAGCGCCGCCCATTAGAGAAGGTTGTCTCAAAGAATACTCGATTGTTTAACGTAGCGCCAATGGACTTAAACATTCTGTTGCGGAGATATTGCGGAAAGTTCATAGGGCATATAATGCAGAATTCTCTGTATGGAGAGATTTCAGTAGGGATAAATCCCCATTCGATGGCTTGGAAGATGCTTTTGGAAGATTTGAAAACCGTTGGGGACCGGTTTATAGCAGGGGACTATTCCAAGTATGATAAGCGCCTTCCTTGGCAATGCATTAGTTACGTGCCTTCAATTATAGCTCGATTTTTGGGTGGGTATGAGAAAGAGTTGGATATTCTCATACGTTCGACTTTCAATGGTGTGTACGTCTCCAAGGATTACTCTTACTTTAAAGTATTTGGCAATCCGTCTGGTAACACACTTACTACTATCGTCAATAGTGTTGTGAATTGTATGCTAGTGCGTGTGTGCTATTTATATCTGGGTCAGAGGCACCAGATAACGTCACTCGAGCGATTCCACTCACATGTGAAGTTGAAGGTCTTTGGAGACGATAACCTTATGTCTGTATCGGACCAAGTGCCATGGTTTGATATGACAGCAGTAGTGGCCGCTATGGCGGATCATGGAGTGGAGTATGGAGCGGCCACCAAAGATGGCGGTTTATATAGTTATCTGACCGTAGAGCAGATAACTTATTTAAAAAGGAGATTCCGAGTGTCCTCGGCCATGGTTTTTGCGCCATTGCCAGAGGAGGTGATACGGGAAACGCTAAATTGGGTTCGGCGTTGTCCTGATGAAGATGCTGTGATGATACAGATAATAGAATCAGCGAAGAAAGAATGGTATCATCATGGTTATGCTACCTATGAGAAAGAGGTAAGCAAGCTCCAGAATTTGGCTGATAAGCACAATTTGAGATTGCCGGGGACGACATTCTTACATTGGGAGCAACAATTTAAATCCGCATGACTAATACCCTTATACAAGCGTCGGCAGCGTGGGGTGGTATAGCCTTTTAAAACAACCCTGATCAGGTTTTATAGATCGCTAACAATCAAATATCAATAAATATATTAAGCTCATCGGCTAAGGATGTATCCACTTTTAGCCAAGCAACTAATCC